AATGGATCACTTGCCACCAAGAAGTCCAGAAAGCACCAAGAAACTACAAGAGGGACATCGCAAAGGCAGAACCAAGCCGAGCAATCTAAGGGAGCAAGTAGACCCAGAAACCATGAAAATGTATCCGACACCAGTGGTAAGCGATCATCTACACAACGAGAGCGAGAGCATAGAGAATTGGAAGAAACGAGCCAAGGAAAAGAAAAAGCAAGGGGTGAATCTACAATTCGCACTTCGTCATCATGTACAGATGTATCCGACGCCGAGAGCCTGCGATCTGGAAGGAGGAGTGGTGAAGAATGTCGATCTCCACAATGGCAGTTTCTCCAGGAAGAACAAGAAGGGCGTGAGGTATGGCGTGAAGTTAAAAGATGCAGTACATCATCTGGAGAAGATGTATCCGACACCAAATGCGAGGGATTACAAGGACACAACGCTAAGTCCAGCATCAATGAGTCGCAACTCGGACAGCCTGCCGACCATGATGATGAGACAAGAACAGTATCCGACACCTCAAGCAGCAGATTGGAAGAACATGGATACAGCGAAACAGAAGATGCTTTCCAATTCACTACCCAAGAAAACTGGTGGCAAGCTCAATCCAAACTTTGTGGAGTTCCTAATGGGATTTCCTATGGACTGGACAAAGGTCGAGTCGGACGAATCAAAGGACTAGGCAATGCCATTGTGCCACAGATAGCATGGTTTATAGGACATGCAATTATTTCTGTTGACATATCCCATGAAATATCAGATAATTGATAATACTTGATGAGCGTGGATTTGAATTCCGCTAATTAAAGTAAATTATGTAAGGTAGTGAGTGAAAGCGTATAAACGGATCCGCGACTCACCTAAGCTGAAAATGCGAAAAACGAGGCCTTATATTTATTAATAAAACAATTGGAGACTTATAATGTCAAAAGAAATAATGATACATCTTAAAATGATCACTGAGAACGAAGCATTTGATGAAAATGATAGGGAAGTTCAGCGTATTCTACAGAAAGCAATGTCAAATTTAAATTATGACAAATCCACTAAGAAAAAATTGCTGGATATAAATGGTAATTATGTAGGTAAATTAGAATGTTTTATAGACAATAATATCTTCGATGAGTGAGTCAAAAAAAACAAAAATTTATAGATTAGTTGACGACTTGTATTGGGAGATTGATCGTATGAGTGCAAGTGGTCAACAAACTCTAAATGAACTTTCTGATGAACTAGAACTTTATGAAGGTGCCATTTGGGCGCATCAGGAACTATTGGATCAACAACAACAAGAGGAAGAAGGTGAATGAGTGATATAGATATAGGTAAAGAATTTAAAAAAGCCACTAAAGAAAATCCTTTGTTTTTAAAGTATTTTTCTAATTTGGAATTAATGCTTGAGTGGTATCATGCTTTTTATGAAGAATCTAAGACAAGGAATAAAAGTCATCATGAATATCTTGCTGTAACCATAGCCAGACGACAAGGTGTGTCTATAGAAAATTTAATTAAAGAAACAAAAGCTATCATGGATATATTAGAAAATGCAGAAGATGAAGGGAGTATAAAATGAGTGCAGGTAGAAAAAAAGAAGATCCAAATATTGTTTACACTTGTCCAGATCATGGGGAAGAAGTGTATTTTACAATAAAAAACAATCCTACAGTAGGTAAAGATTATATTTATTGTTATTTTCCCAAAGCTACCGATGGCGTATATGAAAAGATGTGGGTACAAATTACAAGAGGCGATCGTAAAAAAGGCATTGGTTTATTAGAAAACGAACCAGCACATAGCGATGATTTAAAATTGCATGATGTTGTTAAATTTTACACGGACGAAAAAGATATCACACATGCGGAAAAATTAACTAATTGAGGTATTTATGACAAATCAAGTTAATTTAAAAAGTAAGTCTGTTTTGTTTTTAGACATGGTAGAACATGTTGATAAAATTTTATCAAGACTGACTGAAGAAACAAGAAGTGATGCTATGTGTCAATTAAAGGATTTGGAAAATACTTTTGATAAATTTGGTAGCACTGAAATGGTTAGATCTTTGATTGATGATGAATTAGAGAAACGCTAATCATGTGGATATTGTACCTGTTAGGTGGCGTTGTCCTCATGCTTATTGTTTTTCCCAAACTATCAATGGTGGCAATAGGTTTAGTTTTTTATAATTTTTTTTACTAAAACAAAAAAATAGAATCACGGAAGACGAATAACAATTATTAATTATTTTAATACAACATAGCGGAGATTGTTATTATGGATACAACTAAATGGAAAAGCGTAGCAATACGTGTAGATGTGTACGGTAAGTATAATAAATTTTGTAATAAAAAAAAATGGTCAAAAAGTGATGCCTTAGAAATTTTAATGGCACAATACACTGCAACAAAGAAAGCAGAAGAGAAGGAAATTGCAGAGTTAAAAGCAGCTAACAATGGTAGGAGGTCTTAATGAGTAGACCAGAGAAAGTGTATGTCCTTTGCCCTGAGTGTGATGGTAATGGATATTTTACACCAGAAAAAGACAAGTTTGTTGGCAAAGATAAAGTATTAGACACATGTAACTATTGTGAAGGTACCGGTCATGTTGGTTGGAAGCGTACTTTTGAAGGATCTTACGGTGATAAGCATGATTAATGATGTCAAGGGATTATTAATATTTTTAGCCGACAACACGGATCACGAAGATTACGACCAAGCAGTCAATGTAATAGCACAACTGCTCATGGGTCACAAATTTGGTTATGATGAAGGTATTGATTATGCAGACATATCTTTATTTAAAGCAGAAGCACGCAATATGTATAAAAAAAAGGTGGTACTAAAAGCATTGAAGAAGGGTCCTACAAAGCTAGAAATTGTACACGGCGGTAAAGATAAGGTAGACCAATGATAATTTTATCCATACAATTAAAGTATGGGTATAAAATTAGAAAAAGTAGATTTAAACTGGGAAGAGATCTTAGATATGGATTTTGCAAGATTCTCTTTAGCTGATGTAGATAAGATGTCTAGTGAAGATAAACACGAGTTTATTGCCGGTATCGTTCAAGATTATAACTTTCAAAAAGAAATAAAGTGTGATAAAAGTGTCCTCAAGGTATACGAAAAAATTATAGGTTACTTAATTAGGGCATACGGACATTAGTGAAAGCATCAACCGATCTATTGAGAGCCATTGGTATTAACCTGGCTCGTAACATATTAGAACAGGACGATTTATCACCTGAAGCGAAACTTTGGCGCTGTGTTATCTTAAATGCTTTTGAAGATACTTTTGTCGGTCATTCAGATCGTAAAAACTCACTTAAAAAATTAACAGCACACAATTGGATCATTTCTATGTGTGATGATTTTATTAATGTATGTATATGCGCGGAACTTGACCCAGAGATAGTTAAGGAAGCTTATGTCAAAGCGTTAAAAGAAAAAAATGTAAGATTTACTAAGCGTCAATTGATGTGGTTAGAGTACGACAAGCTCTACACTCGCATGAAAAATTTGTCCGATAAAGAAAAACAACGCATGACCAGGAAGAGAGTAAATTTATTAAGGGAAGAAGTTTTTATGACATCAACGGAATATGTCAGCACTGTGTTTTTATCAGTATTGGCATAGGGTGCGAGATTATTTTTTTTTAACTGAATGAAAGTACGCTAATTTTGCACCTTGTTGATTTTGTTAGGGTATTCAAGTAGCTTGGTAGTAAGGAGAACAATATGGTTCGAAAAACTACTAAGGATTTGACTGTGTTGATAACAGACGAATTTTTAAAAAATTGGCAACCAGATTTTTTAAAAGTAAAATATATCTATGTACGTGATGCTTTGACTAAAAATTTATTGGTCAGTGCATCAAAAAAAGGTACGCATAGTTTTATATATGATTATGGTGCTCAAGGGGTACATAAGTCAAAAGTCATTGGATACTGGCCTATTATGTCGATTGACGAAGCACGAACCAGGGTCAAGGAGTGTAATGTATTAGTGAAAGAGGGTAAAAGTTACGAGGATCTGTTTGAGGTGGAGAGAACACCGGCAACCATATATTTCCTAGAAAATGAGCAAGGGTACATAAAGATTGGTAGAAGCAAGGAATGGGTACATCGGATCAAGGACCAGGTCTTATCAGTCAAAGGCGTACGGCTCATCGGTGTACGACCAGAGACAGAAGAGATCTCTGAAACAAAGCTACACAACCTGTATGCACAATACAGACAGCCAAATACAGAATATTTTGAGGATAAAAAAGGGTTAATAAAACAATTGATTACTCAAGCCATTGTATATAATGTTAGCGATGATCAATTGACTGACATGATGAAGAGACAAAAGGACATAATTTACACCTAAGCACTTCTATACAAAAAAAATAAAAAATATTATTTGTATAGAGCTAGGAATTAAGGAAAGTATGGAAAACACTGTATGAATAGGATTATAGACAACAGCTTACTAGGAATATTCCTTAAAAACTATGGAAAACAGAGGAGGCGACTATGGAAATTTTATTTAAAATATTATTTGTAAGGAGGTGCATAGGTGCCAAGTAAACCAAAAACAATGAAAACATTTGATGATTTAACTGAAAAACAAGTAGCGTTTGTTAACGCTTTGGTTGCTGATTGGGGTGTAATCTCCAAAAAAGACGCTGTTATTAAAGCAGGTTATAGTTCAAAGAGTGAAAATTCAGCTATGGTTTTAGGTAGCAGACTTACAAATCCTGAAATAAA